ATTTTTTCATTACTTGACCTTACCTTATATTCAAAAACTGTCCAAGGAGTTATTCCATCATCATCAAAAGTGAATTTCCATAAATATCCAATAGCACTTGTCTCTTCAATGGGCGCTCTCCACAAAAATACTTTTGATTCTGCATTTCCTGTATAAGCATCAGTTAAATCATCATTAGGACTTACTGACAAATCAATCGTAATTGTTTTACTTTTTGATCCTGAAAGATTTTCTAGCGTAAAATTAATGTCTCCCTCTGTTCCTTCATAATAAAACAGTATTTCCCAAATCCTTTTTCTTACTCTTGGCTCTCCAAGATCTGTCCAACCAGTTGTATGAATCGTTGGAATTGATGTTTCAGCCGTAACCCCCTCTTTACTATATGTCATTCTAACTGCGTAATTATCTATATTTATTAATGAAGGAGTGTAAGTAATATCTGTTGTAGTAAATGTTCCACGAAGTTGTGCATAATTATTTTCAGTTAATCCGGACAAATCTGAACCTGCTGGATTAGAAAACTCAGAAGACCATGCTGCCGCAGTTAATCCAGCTTCAGTTGCAGCTAATTTTACCGCAAAAGTAATATCTCCAGCTCCACCCAATGATTCAGACCAATATAACTTTCCAAGATCAGTAGCATTTATTTCTGCTGTTGGACCATACCAATATCCTGATGTTGCGGGACGGTCTGTAATCGAAACTGCATTCACCGTATTTGTCGTTAATCCTGCTAAAGTTGAATCATTACAATTAATTCCCCATGAAAGCTCTAAAGATGGCTCAAATTCAGTACCTAAGACAGCCACAGAGTCCATTGTTGCAGTATTGAGGTCAGTAGCCGTTCTGTAAACAAACTCACTACCAGAAGCAGCATGAGCATAAATAGACCCATCACTAGCGCTTGTACCAGAGTAAAGCGTTCCTTCATCTGTTCCAGAGTCAAAAACTTCAAAAACATTGATAAATTTATCATCTATTTCGTATGCGTCTCGGTTTACATCAAATACCATTACCCGATTATTTGTAGTCGCACCAGATTCTACCGAAGTATATGACATTTGATATTCGTGATCGTAAAATACACTCGCAACATTATTCCTATTTGTCCACAAAACGTCTCTTAATTCAGGAGTAACAACATCAGAAATTATCTTGGAAGACTCTCCGTTATACCTGTAAATGCCATTTTTAGCTAAATAAATGATACCTAAATACGAATTTACAGCAGAATACGGAGCTTGACAGCCAACATAAGAAAAAGGTCCGGCTGTGTACCATTGATCAGAACTTGCGGCACGATTATTAAACTCCATGACGCTATTTTCTTTGCCAATGACAACAATTCCTAACTGATTTTTTAGAAAAGTTATCTGATCTCCATCATCCTGACGTATTGGCTCATAGTCTGCTGCATTGAAAATGCCTGTTTTAAACGGATATGACCAATAAACATCAGAGCCATATGTAGGATTATTCGCTAACCAAAGTCGTTCTTTACTAATAATTGCAAATTTAGCTACTGGTGGAGTTACATTTGACCCTGCTGAAGCTGTTGACCAAGTTGGCGCTGCATCATCATCAGCAACATCATCTGTTATCGCATCATTAGCAGTTATTGAAGAATTGTTTGCTATTGTTGCAACCAAGTAAAAAGTTGTATCTGCTTCAACCAATGCTCGTGACGCTTTGCCTACGGTACGATAAACATACCTGTAAGTTGTGCCTGAAGGTCCAAGAGGAATATCCGTAAGAGTAATATCTCTGACATCAGCACCAGTTAAGATAGGATTTGATCGTGCATTGCTGAAATAATAAACTGATCCATTGTAAAATGCCATCTTGTACTGATACCAGCTTGCCGCATCAAGATTTGCACCAGTATTAAGCTCTCCATATGGAGCGCCTAAGTCTGCTGTCAAAATACTTGCAGTCCTAGAGCCATCAGTATTTGCCGTTGTCTGTGTATGCCCATCATACTTTTGATTGCTATCAGCACCATTTATAGCGATTAATTTGTCCTGATATGTCACAAATTGCCATCTTATACCATCAGTAAGCTCATCCCGAATCGTTGTAAAGGTTCCGGTATTGTTCTTATCTGAAGATAAAACCGTACTTCCTGCCGTAATTAGGTATTTATCGCCATCTGATTGATAGTACCTGCTTAGACCAAGGATAGGATATGCCCCCGGTGTGCCATATGTTAACATGGCAGGACGTTTAGACAATGCACCATATACATCATTGGCTCTAAGGTTTTTAGCTACGATTGCAGCACCTTTTGGAACAGAATACGGATTCATATGGCTCACTAATAACTTGCTAAAATCAGACACGTCGTATTCTTGCGTCCATTGAGCGCTACAAAGTGAAGACCAGAACAGCAAAATGAAGACTGGTACTACAATTTTTCTTAACATTGGTATCTTCTTCCTCTCATTCTATACTTTCTGTAAGAAATATAATCAGGTCTACTCTTAATTTTTCTCACTTTTCTCTTCAATGTCGATTCAAATACCTGCCTAGTGGTAAGACCTTCAGAATCTTTAGCAACAGAGTGATCTAAATGCCATCTAACATAATCAATTATGGCATCATCAAGAGGTTCAAGATCAGAAAATTCAGTATTATCACCTGAAAATGGATAATGTTCATCAGCCGTCATAGTTGGCGGTGTCTTAATAAAATCAGGCAACCACAAACTATTTGCAACAACTGAGCTTGAATTAGGTTTTGGATATAAGAATAGTTTTCCATTTTCGAAAAAGTACCATTTAGGTACACCAGACCCGAGTGTCATCCAATTTGGATAAAATTTGTCCAGATATTGTCTATCTACTGCCCAAAGTTGTTCCCAATTTTCAGATACAGCTGTTCCCCAGTTCATCCAGAGTCCACCTTTCCCTACATTTACGAAAGAAGGTTCAATTTCACGCATTAAATATGTTCCCTGATCTAATACCGGAGTGAATTTCTTTTCTTCTGTCAAGACTTTTCCAATACTATTGACCTCTTTTACACCTTTATTTATCAAAAGCGCAAGAGTAGTATCTGAAACGGCCCCAGTATTTGATTGAGGAGTCATTAACTTAATGAAAATTTTAAATTCTCCTAGTGTCATGCTTTGTCATCCCTTATTATGTTTAATGAACCGATTAAAGTATTACCTGCTGCATTTGACCCTTGCCCAGTTGCTTTTATTCTTCCATATTTAAAACCCGGAATGGCTGCATCAAGAATCGTTCCACGCCATTGCGTAGTATTTACAAGATTCACTATTGTCACATACCCTGTTTCGGCAGCAAAAGTTGCTAATTCTGAAGTATTTGCCACTTCTAACGTAATCAATACGTCAACTGCTCCGGCTGAAACTGCTGTCAACTCAAGCCCGATCTTTACAGCCTGACTTAACTCGAAAATTTCAGATGCTTCTCCGTTTGTTGTTGGACACGCCAATGCTTCAACACCAGTTGCATCTACTAAAGTTTGTACACCTTCGTTTCTCATTGTAATTTCCTCCTTATTTTCCTTGTCTTGCTAAGACTTTTAATTGTTTATGTTTTTCTATGTATTCATCACGAAGATTTTGCGCTGCTATTTGATCTTCAACCAGCCTTATCTCTTTTGTGTTAAGAATACCTTCCTTTATTATAAAATCCTTCTCTTTCTGAATTACCTCAATTTCACGTTGACCAAGTATATTGCTATCATTCAGGATTTGGTCTTTTAATATCTTATCTTCCCTGACAACTTGTTTTAACAATTCAAGCTCATTTCTACCGCTAAGGATCATTTTATTTATTCTATACTCCTGAGCATCAATATCTTCCGATCGCTTGTCTTCTTTAGCCTTAGAAACTTTCAACTGCTCTTCTAATTTTTTCGTATTTTCCTCTTTCTTGCAAGCACATGATAAGTTCTGGATATGAACACGCTGGTCAACGCTTAATTTGGACTCACGCGCATCAAGAGACGCTTCTTGAGTCTTCAGATTCTTTACCAAAAGAGCATTAGCCTTTACAGCTCTTTCAAATTCATTATCAAACTCCCTTATACTTTCATCAAGAGCTACTCGCTCCTTACTTAATTTTGTATCTCTATCAGATACCGCTTGCGCTATTGCCTGAAACTTGGCTTTCTCTTTTGCCATATCTTCAATCTTATCTTTCAGCTTTTCGTTAAGAAAATCATCTAACTTGCTAATCTTACGACCTTTTTCTGCTATTTCATTACGAAGTTTAAGCATCCTATCGCCATACTCCCTATTTTCTTTGTCACGCTCAATAAGTAAAGCCTCTTTTTGTTCTTTTAATTTGTTAATAATGCTTAAATCACTCATAATTCACTCCTTTTAGAAATTCTTGGTTATGTAAAAGACCAACTAAGATTAAAGTATAAAAAGCTGTTGTTCCTAATTGCCAAACAAACGTGCCTAAAGCACATATAGATATACACATTACACTTAAAAATACTACCTTTGGTCCTTCATCTGTCCAATGCTCTATAATATCACTCCAAACATTCCGAACCATATAAAATATTGCCATAATAAACAAAAACAAGCCACCTATCCCAAAATTATACAAAATCTCTAAATAATCATTATGAGCTTCCCTGTAATCAGTCTGAGTTCTTGGTGCAAAAACATACTTAAATGAACCTGCTCCACGCCCTGTAATTGTCTGAAGCTGGTGATTTTCTTTCAAAGGTGTCTTCCAGTCATCAATAATTTGTACCCACCTAACAAATCTTCCGCTCGATTCAGTATTTACAACATCAACTATAACAGTTCTAGTTATTGGATTGATTAAACTCAAGATTATTGAAAAAAGTATAGTTACTCCAACCCAAATAAACTTTTTATTTACCATTAAAACTAAATATCCGAAAATTGTCACTATCAATGCCGTAATTGCTACCATACTTTGAGTCATTATAACTGCCACAATCATTGCTGACACAATGAAATATTTCTTTGAATACAATGCAAATGGAACACACATTGCAATAAATGGACTTACTAAGGTAGGATGACCAACAAATCCACCAAGATGCGCTTTTGTTACGCATGTTCCCTTCGCAAGACAAGTTGTATAAATCGGATTAGATTTAAGATTATATGCAAACCATTGATCTAATCCCATTGCCTGAATAAAAATGTAAATACTTGTCAAAAATGCTGGATAAATAAAACATTTGACCAATAAATTCCAGCTTTTCTGATTTATTTCCATACTTGAAATAGCTATTACAGCTAATAAATAGATCACTCCAAATGTAAACGGCTTCCATACCCAAAATCCAGCTGCATTTTCTCCAAAAAATTTAATCGCTGGCTTTGGCATACAAATAATGTTTGCCATAAACCATAAAACTAGCAGTAATGCCCATTGATTGCTAAATTTCTTAATCTCACCACGATAAACAGCTAATAAGCCTATTGCCATGCACACACCAAGACACATATATTCTTTAGGAGCTCTAAGGCCACCCCTTCCATGAATAAATATGAATGGTGTTGTCCATAGCCCAAGGCTTATTAACTGTATTAACTTCATTCTAGGATGTTCCTCCATCGGTCCATGCGCTTGATCCCATATCTACCGGAACCCATGAATCAGCATCTATCGCTCTTAATTTAAGAGAATCAGCAGTTGCACCAGCACTATCAAGCTCGTCTCCACCATCAAGACTAAGGTAAAGAATCGTATCTAATGTTGACGCAGGATCGACACTAATTGTCTGACCTTTACTTGTAGAAAATCCAAACTCTAAACCAGCCACAGCACTAGGCAAGGTAAAAGTTGTTGTTGCAGTCGCAGTAGCAATGAATAATTTTCCGCTATCTGCTGCCGTTAACACTTCTTCTGTCGCAGTTATTAGCTCAATATCGCCAACAATACGAGCATTAATAATAGACCCACTAGCTCCGTCCATTACACCGTCAGAATCAACAGTAAAATGATATTCACCAGAAGAATTTAACCCTCCTATTGTTGCCTGTAAATCAGCACTAATAGCAGGAATAGTAAATGCAAGCATCACAATAGCGATAACTAACATTATTTTAAATCCTGAATTTTTCATTTTAGGGATACTCCCTTCTTATTGTATGTTTAAAAACTTTACTCTTTAATTAAGGCTTCACTAGTTTTTGGATTCCACCCAACAAGTTTGCCACTAGCTTCAGCTAAGTTTTTTTCCTTTTCTGAAACTTTTACCCATTCACCTTTCGGCTTTCCTTCTGCTACTTTTCGCTTTTTTTCAATTATTTCTTTGAATTTGGATTCACCAATAGCAGCAACATCATCAGGTATACGCTCACCATCATATGCTTTTGCAACAGCACCACTAATGTCATCAATATCTTCAAGAGTTTTACAAGCCTTGATCTTTTGAATAAACATTACAGACATGGGCTGGTCTTTGTTATTTACCTTTTCTTTAGGCTGTACTTCTGCTGCTTCTTCTTTTTGCTCCTCAACTACTGGCGCTTCAGGAGCTTTCTTTGGTTCACTTGCTTGTGCTTTCTTTTTTACTGGCATTTTCATTTCCTCCGGTTAATCTATTGTATTTTTTGTATACGTTCTTACAAAACCCATTTCCTGACGGTCCTGATCTCTCTCTTGATCAACATCATCACGAATACAATCACGATCAATATCAATACCTTGCTTCAGGCATAGTTGACAGACGTGCATATCGTAATGAGTTGACCAATAAAGAGGTTGCAATTTATCACTATCGCTGAAGTCAGCATCATTATAAACTGGATTATCCCCTTCATACCCGGTATTATTTGCGCATACCGAACATAATCCAACTAATTCACTAAATGAGTCACTTCGCTGATTATCCATAATTACATTGCTGCCCTGTTAGCTGCTGAACTTCCACCATTTCGTGCGATACATTTCCACGCACCAGCTTTAATCTGAACCCCGAACCTTGCATCAACAGTAGCCATATAGCCACGAGTTTCCTTGTTACGGTAAAACTCGATAACTGGCTGCTGACGGTCCTCAAAACATAATGAAGGGTCTTTAGCTTTCAAAGTAAACCATGCTCCACCTGACAAATAAGACCATGCCAATGGTTTACAAAGGTCTTGGTAAGGATTAATATCATTTAACTCGCCACCCGGCAACTTATCAGACTCTAAAATCTTTCGAGCAGCACGATAATCAGCACCGTCTTCAGTTAAAAGAGTATCTGGTTTGTTTTCAGTACGAGTTCCTACTTCATTATAACCATTTGTCACAGACATAAGGTCATAAAGCGTACCAAAGTTAGTCGGATTTAAAGCTGCTGCTGTAACTGAATTGTAATATGTTGTACCATCTTTCGCTGTACGAGTATTACCACTCAAGTTAAACAACGGTTTACTATCATAAACAAGATCACCTGAAGAATCGCTGTTATTTCCCCAAGAACCATCAAAGATAGAATCACCTAACGTTAAACCACCATAATTAAAGAATCCAGCCGTAAATTCTTCTTTAGTAACGCGGTAAGCGTCACCCCAAGAAGAAGCATAATCTTTAAGCGTCTTCCCAATTTCTCCATTGCGCACATTATCTTCAACTTCTTCCTTGTCGAATTTAACTGCATCAAAGAAAGTTTTATAAGCAACCAATGTTTGCCAGCCTTGAACAGGTGATCGGAAAGTAAATCCCTTTCCCTGTGTCTTTTTCTCTGCCAACTTATCTGCCCCTAAAAGCTGAGTAGTTTTGTCACCAGCGCCAGTTACATTTTTTTTCATATAAAACACTTTATCGAACTGAAGTCCACGCAACTTGTAAGATTCGCGTGATACTTTATACATATCCTTCTCATATAACTCCATTTGATCTGATGTCAACATAATATATGTTACCTCCGGTTAATCGTTTATTTTTAATATTTTACCTATTTAGTGCTTTAAAACTGCTTACGCGCTTTAAAACTGCTTACGCTTCTGTGCCAGTATCATTTCCCCATTCTTCAGGATTCATCATAACATCAACCCATTTACTATTGACAAGATCACCATCGACAATAATAACAAGATCATATGATGATGCTGTTAAATCTGCACCCTGAACAGTATCAATGACAAGATCACACTTTTCACCTTGCATTGCGACAACATATGTTCCAGTAATGACAGGAATACGCCAAATACCAGTCAAATCAATATCGCAAGCGACTTTATCGCCAACATCAGGTGTATGCTCATGCGTATTTATAACACCAAAAATTGTTGCTGAATCACTCTGACAAAGAGTTGCAGCACCATCAACCATAAAAACAAAACGACCACTTTTAGCTTTAACATCCATTGAAGCAACCATAGCAACGTCCACCATGTTTGCACCAGCCGCACGTTCATTTATACGACCATATTTTAACATTTCTCCATCTAACATAATTTTATACCTCCGTTTAAGGATTAGTCTCCAAAATCCTGACCTTTATGATTTTTAGCATACTCGCTAAACATCTTTGCTTCATCCCAACCTTCTTTGCCGCCATATATTTCCTTGGCTCTTTCTTGTTCATTAACAGAAAGTTGAGTTGAACTTGATTTTTTACTTGAACTTCTGTTTCCACCGGGAAGATTCTTTTTATCTTTAATTATAGGGTCTTCCTTCCCTCTTTTTTCAGCGGCTTCAACAAGACCTTTGACGTACTCAGGCGTATATTTCTTACCACGAGCGTATTGCGCAATATGTAACAGATCAAATTCTTCGTCCATTACACGCACATTATCAACTTCAGCAAGAACAGCTTTGATTTCCGGCTTTACCTCATTGAACTCTTCATCAAGACCTTCCAGAAGTGTTCCTCGCTTTTCATCAGAATCTTCCTGAATCTTAGCAACTTTCTCTTCTTTCTGCGTCTTCATTACATCTCTAATGACATTTTTAGCTCTTTCAAACAAAACAGCTTCATCTTCATCAGCTTCATTTGGATTTCGTGTGATGTATTTCTCAACAATCTCGTCTTTTTGCTCTTCAAGGACCTCATCAAGATGAGTAGCTTCGTATTCCTTTCGAGCTGATTCAGCGTTTTCTTTGAATTTAACCAATTTGTCATTATCGTTCTTGAGTTTACCGTATTCACTCTGTTCCTTGCGAAGCGCTCGAGCAATTTTAGCAGGGTCTTTACCATGTCGGTCCACAATAGCTACATCTTTTTCATGCGCTTCTTTGGCTTCCTCAACAGTTACCCCGTCTTCTTCTGCTATTCGCTTGAATTTATCCTCTTCAGTTTCATCATCAGAGTCATCATCATCTTCGTCTTCATCCTGATCTTCTTCTTCATCAGGCTTTTTGTCATCTGCAGACTTGTCATCTTCAGATTTATCATCAGATTTGTCATCTTTACCGGTATCATCTTCATTGTTCAGGTCTTCAATAGCCTTGTCAGCGTCTTTAATTTCTTTAGAATTATCATCATCCCAAGGTTTTTCCTTGAAGTCAGCTAATTCAGCCTGTTCTTCAACTGTTAATTCTCTGTCCAATTCTTCTGGTGCGGCGTTTAAGATTTCTTTTCCCATGATTTAAAACCCCTCTTTCTTGTGTGCCATGCCGGAAAGTCCGGGTAAGGCTTGCTTTTTATTAGTGGTGTGCTGCTTATGCAGGTTCACCGATTTATATTTTCATAGAAAAAACCCTTCTTTAGACTACGTTCTGTCTAATCGAAGGGTTGCTTCCCTAAGTGTTCTATTTATCGTGCCGCTTACTTATGCGTAGGTCCAAGACCCGCTCTGTTATCTACCCCACACTTGGGGCAAAATATAGATATTTTCTTCAATGCGCCTTGAAACTTAACAATTACTGAAGCACATTTCCAACATTTAAACTCAATCCACTTTTCTTCGCTCATATCGTAAACTTTGCATTATCAAAGCTGTGTTTAGCAAACATTTCAGCCTTGTATTTCTCATACTTCTCATTGAATTTATTGATTATGCCTTGCAAGGACTCGCTTCGCATAAAGGCTTTGATCTCTTTTGTTGCCCATAACTCGGCTAATATGAAACCTGCAAGCTCATTAGGCTTGGCCCTACGCCCTAGAATATCGGCTGCTGCCTGTGCATGAGTCATTGGAGCGCAAAACAATGGTGAAGCACCCCAAAGTCGTCTGACCTTAAATATCTTCACTCTAGTGCCAACAGGAGCCATCCAGACACATTTCATCATCTGGTTAAGGTTCTGAAGATGGTCATACGTCCTCATTTCACCAGTCTGCATATCTTCTTTGATTTGTGCTTTAAGGCTGTTTTTGCTCATTTTCCTTCTCTTTCTCATGCGCTTTATTAACAACCGCATTTATTAATGATCTAATTCCTTCAATCTTGCCAAGTAAATCCTTTACTCCATAAGCAAACTTGATTGGATCACCTTCTTCATTAGCATAATCAAGCAATCTATTAACTGTTGCCTGTTCGGCCAACTCATATCCCTTCCGTAAACTCTTAAAATCAGGCGAATGTAAGCATCTTCGAGCTAATTCAAGCGCTGCAAGACGTTTCTCTGCCATATCCTTGATCATTTCCTGCTTTTGCTCTTCCTTGCTTGGACATTCTTGATTGTTTTCAGGCTTTTTAAAGCTGAATTTCTTGTCATTTTCCATTGTTACTGTTTCTCCTCTTCTTGTGGATTTATGGCTTGATCTATCATTTGCATTGCCATTTGCATAAATTCATTAATATCAGGCTGTGCTTTTGCTCCTGATACCTCAGTCGCTTTCTGAAGTCCTTGCATATATACTCCAAGCACTTGCATTGTCATTTCAAGAGTCTGCTTATTGAAATCTTCATCACTCAATACAAGTGAATCTGCTTTCGCTTTCCAAGTTGGTGACCATGATTTAAGTAATGTTTGCGCTAATTCGTGTACTGCACCCGGATTTCTGTTAAGAACTGGGTCTTCACGCATTAATTGATAAAGCGCAAGGTTCTCTGTCTTCTCATTGGCCTTGTCAAAGGCAAATCCTGCTGCCCTAGATTGAAGACTTGTCTCTAAAATCATTTCGTCTCTGCTGATCTCTTGATACAATGGACCACCAGTTACAACTTTCATCTTGTTTGACCTAAACCTACGGCTTGTATTGCTCATTTGGTATGTTAATTTGAGTATAATCTCACCCACCTTATTAAATGACGGCAATAAGCACTTGATATAATCCTCGATATTTATACCTGATTGACGCAATAACATGGCTGTTTTAGCTGCTGGCGCTCTTGGGTCAGTTGGTGACTCTTTACCAGCTATCAATGAGTTTACGCCCGTTCTATCATCATCCATCTTACCTAAGAACATAAGCATACCCATCACTTGACTTGCCACCTGAGTATTAGGTTTCTGCAAGAAACTGATCTCTTCAGACACATTTACAGTATTTTCATCAACCACCAAAGGAACACCCGGACCCCATCTGCCACTTAAAATCTGTCCGGCAACCTCTGAACCATCACGAACAACTGGCGTATCAATAAGTTGCAGCCATGATTCTGTCAACATCATATTTAAAAGAGCGTTCTGCGCTATGTTACTATCAGTCAAATGCTCTGCCATGCCTGTTTTTAAGAAGCCCGGTGTCTTATCTGTGATATAAAAAGGCACATAAATACTGTCAACTGTGTAGTATGGATAAAGAATAGCACCTAAAAATGCTTTATTATGCTCACCAAACCATGCCAAGATTCTTGTTTCTTCTTCATCTCCCTCAAACTTGAAGTAATAATCACACTCTAAAACGTCATGCTCCTTAATATCGTAGTCTTTGTCAATCTCTGCCTTATCATCACGACTCGGTGTACTATGTTTCATTTCCTCAACATTAATCATGCGCTCGTCTTTTTCCAGTTTCTCAAGCTCCCAATAAGAATACCTTTGACGCTCGATCTTCAACTGCTCTTCCTCAAGTCCTTCGTAACCTTCGCAGGATTTTCGCACATAAAAGTCACGCATACTGACAAAACAAGGCTTTGGATCATCCTTTACGGTTGCCCAGTAGGTACTTTCAAAACTTGTGTCTTGGAACTTCTGAAGTCTCAAGAAGTATTTATGCCCATCATCACCCGGAATCATTGCTTTAGGATAGTCTTGAAGAAAACTCTTGCCACCTTCCGGTTCAGGTTGCTGCGTTTCTTCGTTCATTATGGCTTTACCTGAATAAAATTCTTCTCTGGTCCTACGCTTACGCTTGTAAACATATGGCACTTTCATCAATCCACCGTCAAATATGGTAGATTCGTGTAATGTTTTACGCAATGGACTGGATATATTGATACGTTCATCAAGCTGATAGTCAAGATATTCCTCTTGCCGTTGCTCCATTTCATCAATACTCTCTTTTGTCATGCTCTTGCTAATAGCTTCAGGACGCAATTTAACCGAAAACTTAGGATCACTCTCTGTAAATGCTTTTACTGCTAACCTTTCAACTGAATCACACTTGACCATTGTTACTGGCACGTTAAGATTGAACTCCATGTAGGAGTTTTCAACCATCTGACCCTTATATTGAGCCTCCTGATCATCCCATCTAGCTCTGTCGTCTTTACCTTCAGTAACTAAAGAGTCAAACAACCTGAAAATCTCTGTTGTAAGCTGGTCTTTATCCTCATCAGATATATCAATTAAAGTATTCTCCGGACCGTCATCTTCTTTAGGCTCAATATCTTCATACTCAATATCAGTCCTATTGATTATTTGGTTATCGTCGATTGCTTCTTCAAGCTCTTTTTTGTTAATTTTCTTATCTTTAACCATGATTGTTATCTCCGTCCAAACTTAAATGACCCATTTTTAGGTCTGGTTATCTCTTTAGTTGATGCCTTATGTGTTTTTTTCACCTTAAAAGGCTTCTCTTGAATAACTGCTCCGGCAATTACCCATGCCATTACACCATCATCTAAGAAATCACCATCTGCTTCAGGCTTACCACTATTTTCATTACGAACAAATGTCTCAATCTGCGTAAGAATAACTGGGTCACGAACCTCACACGCTTGCTGTTTAATCTCTTCATTGCCTTGATCTAGCATCTGCGGTCTTGATGTTGCTGATGTCGTGAATCCTGCCTTGATCTTCTTAACCTTGCCATCATCAGTCTTCTTTTCAGTCCAGTACAAGTTACAGTCAAGCTGCTTTAGGTCCGAACATACTGAATATCCATGATTATTATTCTCTGGCGCCACTAATGCTTTATTGTAAAAAGCTCCCATTTTCTGCAATTTAAGTGCGAAGTCGTCAGGATCATACAAACCATTGCAAGACGCAACTACGTTCCTTGTGTATTTATCTCTGACGACTCCAAATGCTTCATCACTTTTAGCTAAACCTTCAGCAGTATCACCACCAACAACGTATTGACTACCCTTTTTAGGCAATTCGAATATCTTTAACCAGCCATGATCTTGTTCGCGTGTCTCAATCTTATTATCAACATCAACTAATGAAGCTCGAATAAACCTTCCGTAAGGAACTGGGTCAAAAGGCGATAACCTTCTAATGAATTTCCAAACTTGCTGCCGTTTTACAGACCTTAGGTCAAAGAAAGGCTTACCTGATCTCAAATAGTTAATATCTAACTCTTCAGCCACTTCAGTATCATTACGTCTCTCGCACTCCCTGTCATACCAAGGCGACCGGACTACACCACCAACCATATCTCCGGGTGCAATGTCCTCTCTGTATTCTTCCCAACATTTAAAAGCTGCTAATGGATCATGCGTTAAATCGATTACTGTCTTTGTACCATCTTTGTTAAGCAAATAAGCACCTTTACGCTTGTTCGGGTGCATGGTCCAGTGTAATGTCATCTTATTGATAGTCGATTTCGCAAGTGTAGCAAACTTATTACCCGGTCCATCTGGTGTACTTAGAGCTGTTCTGCAATTTGTAGCATCTGCACAGGCTTTCCAAGCATTCTTATCACAAGGCCAAAAGGCAAACTCGTCAAACCTGATGCGATATTTACGTCCACCACGCCCAAACTGATCATTAGTTGACTCTCCGGTGATTGATGATCCAGTCGCAGGATTGACTAATCGCATATGATTGTCGTGTTTGTTCCAGTTGAATCCTTGTGGAAGCATCCAAGTAGGTAGATTGTGCAGCAAATGTCTAAACTTTTCAAAGATCGAATCCATATCACCACGCAAGTCAACATAGCTTTCTTTTCTTGAGCCCCACCGTACTTCAATCTTCTCCGGCATGAATAACCAGTCATAAACATCATTAGCAACACAAATCCAAGTAGCTCCCATGTCACGAGACTTCTCGGTAAGGTTATCTATGCCATGATCAGCCATGTTTGCATCCCACAAAAGCGCAGTATCTTGGTATTCATAGGTGATAAATGGTATGCTTCTACCAAAAACACGCCTTGGGTCGTATGTAAACGTGAACACATTGATCCAGAATAGCCTGTCTTTGATACAATTAGCAATGAATATGCCCTGATTTACCGGGTCACCTTCACACATATCCAGTACCTCGGAACGATACAGCACGTTTTCACGTAAATCTTTAGGATAATCGAATGTAGGTTGTGTTTTAGTTGTCATTCTTTACAATGCCTTTCGACGCATATCCTATCCAATTTCTAGCATAAATCACTAGCCTTGCATGAATCATATCAATTTCATCTTCCTGCTCTTGTTTCCAGTCAAATTGATCTCGTTTGTGTCCTTGCATGATTAGATTCCTTTTCTCTTTAGCTCAACATTAAGCAATCGCATGCCAAACAAAATAATAACCCACGATTGACCATAATCAACTTTTCCGACCAGAAACATTATTTTTTTCATACGTCCTTGCATCACGACTCCTCGATTGCTTTTCTAATTTCATGTGCTTGATAAGTTGATTTAACTATTAATCCCTTTGTCGCCTTATCAACCGCCGCAAGGATATGCTCTTTGGCTATTTTAGCAATATCTCTTGCTGTAAAATGAGTGATTGTATCATTTGCATACTTACAAAAGATTTTATTATCTAGCTCCTGCTCTTTGACCTCTTCAAGCCAACCCATTCTTATCAAATCCTCTATATCATCATTGCATATAATGGTCCATTTTCCTTTTTCAGTATTGAAAACATTTCCAACCTTTGCTAACGGCATTTCTTTAATTACTCTAACTTTCATGTTAGTACCCCTTTTTCTTAGGTTTAGGCTTTGGTTTGTGCTTTGGCATGATCCCGCTCCTGTTTGGTTACATTTTTCTCTGTTACGTCAAAGAAATTCTCTTTGCCACAGTTAGAACATTGATCACCTTCATTCTTCCTGCAGCCAAATATGTTCTTACGCTTGATGTCATGTCCACAAAATTGACATTTATCCATTATTTTGACTCCAATCTTGAACAATAATCTTCATCTGGGTCAACATCACCACCATCATTTCCTTCATTTCGCTCAAATACTCTAATCGGGCAATCTGATGTCCATATCTTTTTACAATCTTTGCAAGTTTTCATCATTTCCCCTTATCTCTGTTAAGGTTATCATGCAATCTCTTTAGCAATTCCTCAGTTGTTAGGTCTTGAGGGTTCTCAATCTTCTCCGGTCTTGACTTATCTTCAACAGAAACTTCAGTACGATCAATCCAGCCAAAGTTTTTAAGCGCAAAGATAGCACCAGTACAATTATTATGCTGAAGCATTTCTTCATACTCAACTTCAATAAAACTTCTTGCCTTTTTAATAGTGTGGGTAAATTTCTCAATCTTCTCAAGGTCATAGAAACTAGCACGATCACAAAATCCAAGGAATAATACCAATCCGGTAATAGTAATTGCAGGTACTATGCGTGGATAGCCCTCTTTATCAAATAACGTCTTAGTCCTGTGACCACCAGCAAAGTATTCATCTATTTTCTTTTGTAATTGTGCAGCAGTCTTATAAAAAGGCGGTCTTCCGACGGGATTCGGCTTCTTATCTTTTAATAGTGTCTTAGGTTTTACAATTTTCTTGGAAGATTTCTTTTTGGAAAGTATTTTAGCAGGTATATCTTTAATAAATTCCTCCCGAATAAATTTGAAATGAAAGTAAGAAGAGTTAATTTATTACGGACTCGGCATGATCAATACCATTAACTTGCGGTCCTTGCAGCAGAACGTGTCCTGCCCTCTTACTAATTTATTGTCTAAGTTAATACCCCGGAAGTCAAGTAATTTATTATTTATTTCTTTTTATCCTTTACAGATACTATTTTTGCGCTGTAACATTTCTTATACATATTCAACACATCTACCGTACCAGACAAAACGCCCTGCATAAAATTAACTCCAAATCCTGTATAAGCATTTCTCTTTCTTCCGTGATACTTGGAAGTAGCTGATATTTCAATAACTATTCTACGTGTTCTTTTCATTTTCTCCCCAATGCTTTAATTGAATAATAAACAACAAATGCCAAGTACGCTAAGATCATAAATTTAATCATTACAGCCTCCTTTTCCCTTTGAATAAAAATTTCTGGTTCATTTTGCCTCCAATGTTATGTATTGCAACCTGTTTTAATTTCGTTTTGGAAAAGCCAAAATAGACAAAATCTTCCACGTCTTGTTATTATATCTTTCTTGGAAACTAATCCTAATTTCTTTAAAATGCCAGTTGCAGTAAATCCATTATAATAAAAACTTGCTCTTTTCAGTAATGCCAATTTGACTATTGCAATTTTATCATCAGGCTTTCCCCCAAAATCAGCATTTCCCCAAACTCTTTCAATTTCCTCTAATGTTACCATTTTGTCTACTTTTTCCATCTTACCCCTCCATTTCATGCCACTCAACCAATCTTTTTGTTAAGTTTTAATCCAGAATTTCCGTTAAAAAATTCTTTGCATTTGCAATAATAATTTCTGCATTTAATTGACCTTCATCCATCCCTTGTGCCATATTCCCATTCAAGAAATCTCCTGCATTTTCACATAAAGATATAAGTTCTTTGAGTTCCATTGCTAAATTTTTACAGTTCTCACATACTTTCATTTCATCCCTCCCTTTCCCTCATCCATTAAGGACGTTAAGTGGCTAAGCCTTTTGGTTGCTCGTCTTTCTCGATTGTTTTCTTAAACATCAATCTACTTTGTGCATGAAATACAACTATTCCTTCGGGCTTCATAAATCCTGCAGAAGCAACACTTCCATTGACTTCCAAACGAGTAAGGGTA